CCCCCCGCTACCTAGCCGCACGCCTCGAGCTCAAGAAGTACGACCACACCTGCCACCACTGCGGCTACCCCATCGACATGCAGATCAAGTACCCGCACCCACTGTCATGGAGCGCCGACCACATCGTGCCCACCTCGAAGCTGGCGAAGGACGACCCGAGGCAATGGCACGTGAGCAACCTCCGCGCCCTGCACATGCGCTGCAACCAATCGCGTGGCAACAAGCCCACAGGACTCAACACATCACAGCAGTGGTAGCCCTGCACATGGGTAGACACAGAGCACACGCGCCCCACAGGGGGGCGAGGCACCCCGTACACCCTCACGCACACATCGAACCGGAAAGCGCGCGAGACAGGCGCACACGGACGCGCGAAGGCAAGCGACGGGTGGGGGCCGAAATGTCTACAGCCTGACGCCGCTCAGGACCCGCCAGTCGTCTGCGTACCTCCCCGATGTCCCGAAGTCCCGTAACTGTCCCGCGTCACTGATCGGAGGTCCCGCAATGGACCGCAACTGTGACGTGTGCAAAACGGTGTACATGGCAAAACGGCCGAGCTCAAAGTATTGCTCGGATCGGTGCCGAAAGCGTGCGCAGCGAGGCCCATCTCAGCCGTTCGCACCGCTGGCCGTGGTCGAGTTCGTGGCGCCGGCCGAAGGTAGCCTCACCGCGGCGACTCTGGCCGAGCTGACCGAGGCCGACCGGCTGAATTCTTCCCTGGGTCAGGCGGCGCTACTGCTCGCTCGTCGTCTCGATGGCGGCGGCATGGACACGGGCTCGTCGGTGGCCGCTCTCGTGCGCGAGCATCGCGCCACTCTGGCCGATGCCGTCAAGGATGCGAAGGTCGCGGCGGATCCGCTCGACCAGTTGGCGAGGCGTCGTGTCGATCGTCTCGCTGCCGGCTGATCTGACCGGCGTCCAGTCTCCCCGGTTTTCGTGGGCTCCCCCGTCGTCGTTCAATGCGGCGTCCGAAGTCTTCGACCTCTGCGACCAGATGGGGATGCCGCTTGACCTGTGGCAGCAGACCGCGCTGGAGCTGATGCTGGGCGAGCGTCCTGACGGAAAGTGGTCGGCGTTTGAGTTCGGGCTGATCGTTGCCAGGCAGAACGGCAAGGGCGCGGTGCTCGAGGCGCGTGAGCTTGGTGGCCTGTTTCTGTTCGGTGAGCAGATGATCATTCATTCTGCGCATGAGTTTGCGACGGCGGCTGAGGCGTTCCGTCGCATGAAGAACCTGATCGACGGCACCGCGTGGCTGTCTCGGCGGGTGAAGAAGATTATGAACTCGCACGGCTCTGAGGGTATCGAGCTGATGAGCGGTCAGCGGCTGTCGTATCGCACGCGAACGGCGGGCGGTGGGCGTGGTTTTTCCGGCGATGTCGTCATTTTGGACGAGGCGCAGAAGCTTGATACGGGCCAACTTGCCGCGCTGATGCCTGTCTTGTCTGCCCGGCCTAACCCGCAGCTGATCTACACAGGCACGGTAACTGCTGATGCGGCGATTCTGCGCAGGGTTGTGGAGCGTGGCCGCAAGGGCGGCGAGGCTCACATGGCGTTCGCGGAGTGGTCTGCACCCGATGACGCTGACCCGACTGACCGTGAGGCGCAGGCGCAGGCGAATCCTGCGGCGAACATTCGGATCTCGTTCGACTACATCGACGCTGAGCAGAAGGCGCTGCCTGCTGCGGAGTTCTCGATGGAGCGGCTAAGTATCTGGCCGGACGTGGCCGCACTGGGCACGCTGATCCCGATCGCGGAGTGGAGCGCCGGCGGCAAGCCTGATGCGGTCATGCCGAAGGGCGTGCCGATCTCGGTTGGCGTGGCGATCTCCCCGAAACGTGACTGGGCTTCGGTCGGTGTCGCTGGCTTCACCCCGGACGGTGGGATATACGTCGAGGTCATCAAGCACGAGGCGGGCGTCGACTGGTTGCTGCCGTACCTCGTCGGGCTTGTCGAGCGCCGCGCCCCGATGTCCCTGGTTGTCGATCAGGTGGGGCCTGCTGGGACGCTGCTCGCGGCGATGGGCGCGGCTGGCCTGACTGTGCGGACGACTGACACGGCCGCGTACAAGGCGGCCTGTGGCGCGTTCGTTGATGCAGTCAAGTACGGCAAGATCCGCCACCGCGAACAGCAGGCGCTCACGGATGCCGCGAACGGTGTCAAGGAGCGCAAGGTCGGCGACTCATACGTCTACGCGCGCCGAGATTCCGGTGTGCTCATCAGCCCGCTCGAGGCGGTCACTCTCGCGGTTTGGGGGTTGACCCCTGAACAGCGGAAAAAGGAGTTCTTCATGATCGACCTCAACGACATCGACCTGACCGAATGAGTCGGCGTCTGCTGTCCACGGTCCTCGAGGTTTTGGGGGCGCTGCTGCTCGCGGTTGTGTTGTGGCATTTCTCGATCTGGTTTGCCCTCGGCTTCGTCGGTGCGGTTCTCATTTTTGCTTCATGGGTTGTGGACGGGGATAAGCGATGAGTCTTCTGCGCCGCATGGTTTCCCCGTCTCTTGAGCGTCGGTCGATGTCTGACCCGTTCGCCATTCCTGCCCCTGGTTCGTTCGGTCAGATGTCTGGCGCCGGCACGGTTGTCAACGATGGCTCTGCCCTGTCGATCATGACGTTCTTCGCGGGCGTGCGGATCATCGCGGATGCTGTCTCGACTACTCCGCTTCGTGCTGTGACTCAGTCGCCGGATGGGACGCGCACGCCGGTCAAGGTGTCGCCGGTCCAGATCACCGACCCGTTCCATGCCTGCTCGTTCCAGGAGGGGCTGTCGCAGATTGTCACCTCGCTGGTTCTCCGCGGGAACGCGTACCTCGTGGAAGTCGCCTGGGATGGTTCGCTGAAGCCGGTCAAGTGGCGCATCTTGAACCCGGATCAGGTCGACGTGCAGTGGGACGACCAAGGGTTCCGCCGCTACCGGATCAACGGCGCGTGGTGGGATTCCAACCTCGTGCACCACCTGACGGGTTTCATGCTGCCGAACGCTCTGACGGGCGCGGGCATCATCGAGTATTGCCGCAATGCTCTCGGTATCGGCATCGCGCTGGACGAGATGGCGGGCGGGTTTTTCAAGAACGGCATCATGTCGGCGGGCATCATCGGCATCGACGCACCGATCACCACTGATGAAGCGCGCAGTGTGGCGCAGCAGTTCGCGGCCAAGCACGGCGGCGTGAAGAATGCGGGCCTGCCGATCGTCGTCGGCGGTGGCGCGAAGTACACGCCGCTCAGCCTGACCCCCGAGGATGCGCAGTTCCTCCAGTCGCGGCAGTTCCAGCAGGGCGAGATCGCCACGCTGCTGGGCATCCCGCCGCACCTGCTCGGCATGGTCGACAAAACGACGTCGTGGGGTACCGGCATCGAGGTGCAGGGCCGCGGCTTCGTGGACTACACGCTCCGGGCGTACTTCACCCGCCTCGAGACGCTGTTCACCTCGTGGCTGACCCCTGGCACGTTCGCGGATTTCGTCACGGACGCGATCACCCGAGCTGACACAGACACCCGCTACAAGAACTATCAGCGTGCACTCACTGACGGGTGGATGAACAAGGACGAGGTTCGCCTGCGCGAGGGTTTGCCGGCGCTCCCTGATGGGGCTGGCGAGGTCTATTACGTCCCGATGTCGCAGATTCCGGCGTCGAACCCCAAGGGCTTGATCGCAAGCGCGGCAGCCGCACCGATTCCATCTGACAACCCGAGCACAGGAGCCACCCCATGACGGTGATCAAGACACGCCGCACAGTCACCACAGGCGGCCTCGAATGGCGCGCGAACAGTGAGTCGGTGACGCTCGAAGGCTATGCGTGCACCTTTGATCAGGCGTACGACATGGGCTGGTACATGGAGACGGTGAAGCAGGGTGCGTTCACGAAGACGCTCTCTGAGACGCCGGACGTGCGCCTGCTCATCAACCATGAGGGCCTGCCGTTGGCGCGCACTCGTTCGGGCACCCTCGACCTGTCACAGGATTCCACGGGCCTGCTCACCCGGTCGGTGCTTGACGCATCCGACCCGGACGTGCAGCGTCTCGTCCCCAAGCTCGAGCGCGGCGACCTCGGCGAGATGTCGTTCGCATTCGGCACGGTTCGTCAGGAATGGTCCCCGGACTACTCCGAACGATCGCTGACCGAACTGTCCCTCGCGGGCGGCGACGTGTCAGTGGTCACGTACCCGGCGAACCCCAACACGTCCGTGTCGCTGCGGATGCGCACCCTCGCCGACGAAGATCCCGAGAAGCTTCGCCAGGTCTACCGCGACCTGATGGAGGAGCGCGCCGGGAAGTCCCTGTCGGCCGCGACGACGAACCAGCTCACATCGGTTCTGGATTCCCTGGGCGTGATTGACGACGCCACCGACGACGCCATGCAGATCCTCGCGGATTTACTCGGCGTCTCTGTCCCCGCTGACGAGGACGAGCAGCAGAAGAACTCGGGCCCGACTCTCGAGCTCACCCGCGCGAAGATCGCCCGCGCGCTGCTCAAGTAACCCCCAAATCGACCCCTCCCCTGTGGGGGGTTTTCGTTCGCGCCGGACTACGCCCGCACCTCACCCGCCTAGCTAGCGGGTGACGCCGCGCGCCGTCAGTACCACCCGGACAGTCCATCAACCGTATGAACTGAATGGAGCATCATCATGGATCCAATTGAGATCCGCAAGGCAGAGATCAAGGCCCGGCTCGACGAGCTGATCGCCCTCGCCGAAACGGAAACCCGCAACGTCACGGACGCCGAGCAGACCGAGATCGACACACTGATCACCGAGTTCCGCGCCGTCGAGGCCAAGGGCGTAACGCTCGCCGCGGCGAACGAACTCCGCGCGAAGATGGCCCCCGCCATCCCCGCAGGCGTGGCGCCGGTCGCCAGGACCGAGGACGCCGCCGCTCGCACCGAGCTGCGCACCGAGCCGTACCGCAAGGGCGGCAGCGAGTCCTACTTCAACGACCTGTCGAAGGCTCACCGGGGAGACACCCGCGCCGCCGACCGACTCGTGGAGAACGACCGCCACCGCGCCGACATGGAAAAGCGCGCCGGCACCACGACCGTCGCTGGGGCTGGTGGAGAGTTCGCGCCGCCGCTGTGGCAGATCGACCAGTTCATTGCCCTCGCGCGTCCGGGTCGTACGTTCGCTGACCTGGTGAACAACGTCGCCATTCCGTCGAGCGTGTCTTCGATCAACATCCCGAAGGTCACGACCGGCACCATCACCGGCACGCAGGCCAGCCAGAACGGCGCGATCGCCAACCAGGACATCGTTACCACTTCGGTGTCGACTGGCATCACCACCGTTGCCGGTGGCGTTGTCGTCGCGCAGCAGATCCTCGACCAGTCGCCCATCTCGATGGACGACCTGATCCTGGGCGACCTCGCACGCGACCTCGCGGGCAAGATCGACGCGGCCATCATCGCCGCGGTCGCTGGCGTGTCCGGCCTGAACGCGATCACCTACACGAACGCCTCGCCGACCTCCCTGCTCCTTGCGGGTCAGGTTCAGCAGGGCATCGACGCGGTGCACCAGGGCAACTACGCCCGCGCCAGCGCCATCGTCATGCGCCCCGACCGTTGGGGCCGTCTGCTCGCCGCGCAGGACACCACGGGCCGCCCGCTCGTCGTGCCGAACGCTGCGTACGGCGTGTTCAACGGCCTCGGCACCGCCGATGGTCAGAACGCGCAGGGTGTCGCGGGTACGTTCCGCGGCCTGCCGGTCTACCTCGACCCGCTGATCCCGGTCAACCTCGGCGCGGGAACCAACCAGGACGAGGTGTTCATCCTCGACGCTTCGCAGGTCAACCTGTACGAATCGGCCCCCAAGGCTGAGGCGTTCCAGCAGACCTACGCGAGCACCCTGTCGGTGTACTGCCGCATCTACGAGTACTACGGCGTCATCGCGAACCGCCTCCCGAAGGCGATCTCGCTCATCAGTGGCACCGGCATGATCCCCGGAGCGTACGGGCTGTAACACCTGATCCCAGTCGGGGCCGTCACAAGCGGCCCCGGCTGGGTTCCCCCAACTTTGCATCACAACGGAGGACGCATGAGCGACGACGACTTGAATCTGCCCATCAGCCGCGAGGCCTACGTCGAAGGGCTCCGCACCGAGCTGCGGCAGTCGAACGACAAAGCGCACAAAGCCGCGATCACGGCCGAGCTTGACCGTGTGACCAAGCGCACAGCCGTGGCCCCGAAGAAGGAAACCCGCTAACCATGTCCATTCTTCTCGGCGGGGTGTACCTCGCGCAGTACACGGTGCCGGGTGTCCTCGCCGGGACGACTGTAACGCTCACGGTGACGGCCCCCGATGGGACCACCACGACACCGGCTGTAGCTCTGGACATTCCGTGCACGGCGAAGGTCCCGGCCTCTCTGGTGGGCAGCTACCTGCTCGTGTGGTCGGCTGCCGGCACGGTCGTGGATGTGCAGCAGGACCAGTTCACGGTCGAGAAGCCCTCGCTGGATCTCGTTTCTCTCAGTGACCTCCGCGACGAACTCAATATCGCCCCCGTCGATCGGACCAAGGACGTGAAGCTGCGCCGCTGGCTGAAGGCTGCGACGGCCGTGGTCGAGAAGATTTGCGGCCCCATCCTCCCCGCGACCCGCACCGAGTACCACGACGGCGGCGGGTCGTTCCTCGTGTTGCCGTTCCGGTGGGTGCAGTCCATTCAGGATGTGCACGAAACGTGGGGCGCGACGAACTTCACTCTCACCGAGCAGCCTCTCGGGCAGGCGTCCACCCCGTACGGGTACACGTGGGACAAGACCATCAACCGTATTGTGCGCCGGACGTACGGCGGCGGCTTGGCGTTCTTCCCCCCTGGCATTGACGTGGTTTCGATCACGTACACGGTGGGCATGGCGACGATCCCCGACGACATTCAACTGGCGACGACTGCTCTGGTGAAGCACTTTTACCGGAAGAACGAACTGCCCAACCGGGCGGCGTTCTCCGCTCAACCTGCAGACGATACGGGCATGACGATGGTCGGCAACTACTACGTGCCGAACGAGGTCATGGAACTCCTCGAGCCGTGGCGTGCCACCCCGGGGATCTTCTGATGGGCGTGTCGATCGGCAAGGCCATCGACTATCTGGTGTCGGGCACGAACACGGCCGGCACGACGCTGTTGGCCGCGCTCCTCGCGGTGGATGCGACGGCGGTCCTGGCCGACAATATGCCGGATGCGGGCTCGCAGTCGATGGTCTTCATCGGCCGCACTTCCCCGGATGACGCGGCGACCGGCGCAATCAGTCGGCAGTTCATCGTGCTCGGCGCCACCCGATCCAGCGAGGACTACATCATCCCGTGCTTCATCAGCGTGACCCGGCCCGGGCCCGCGCAGAAGCCGGCGCGTGATGCGGCCCTCGCGCTGTTCGACACGATCGCCCATTGGGTGCAGGCCGACCTCACTCTCGGCGGCGTTCTCACGAACGGCCGCTCGGCGAACATCGCTGACCTGCAACTCACGCAGACCCGCGACGACGAAGACACGAGTGGCGGCGCGCAGCAGGTCGCGTGGGTCATGTTCGGCATTCACTGCACAAACCTCTACACACCCTAGGAGCCCTCATGCCCAAGTTCACCAATGATTCCGGCAGCGATTTGGAGTTCCCCGCCCTGGGGATCCTCGTCGCAGCGGGCGACAGCTTCGAGGTGTCTGAGGATGCCGCCGAGGGCCTGCGCGACCAGTCAATTTTCACCGAGTCCAAGACGACCAAAACCCCCAAGGAGAGTAACTAATGGCTGTAGGTTCTGGCCTGTCGGCCACCGTAGGCATCGCCACCGAGACAACGCCGGGCATTCCCGTCGCTGTCACCCGGTTCTTCGAGTTCGACTCGGAGGGCATGGGCATGAAGAAGCACACCGTGCAGGGCGCGGGGCTTCGCGGTGGCGGGCTCGTTCGTCGTGGCGCTCGCCGCGCTGTCGTGGCGCGTGAGGCGGGCGGCGACCTGTCGTTCGACGTGATGACCAACGGCTTCGGCCTGGTCCTCCAGCACATGCTCGGCTCGTTCGCCGCTACGGCGACGACCATCGGCGGCGGGCTGTACCAGCAGATCCACAACGTTGGCTCGCTGCAGGGTAAGTCGTTCACCACGCAGGTTCTCCGCCCCGACACCACGGGTGTTCTCGGCCCGCAGGCGTTCACCTACCCCGGCTGCAAGGTCACGGGCTGGGAGCTCACCGCGCAGCAGCAGCAGCAGCTCAAGCTCAAGCTGACCATCGACGCACTGGACGAGGCCACCCCTTCCAACGGGTTCGCTTCGACCACGCTCTCTTCGGCGTCCACCGCTGGCGCGTCGACCCTCTCCACTGTGGCAACGATCCCCGCAGGGTCTTACATCACAGTGGGAACCGGGCTGACCGCTGAGGTGGTGCTGACCGGCACGCCGTCCGGTGCTGGGCCGTTCGTGATTCCGACGACCACGCCTCTGACCTACGCGCACGCGATCGGTTCCCCCGCTGGTTCCGCGACGGGCGCGAACTACGCCGCCGCGGTGGCATTGCAGACCGCCAGCTACACGGCCGGCACGAGCATGTTCACGTTCAACGGAGGCAAGCTCGTCCTCGGCGGCACCACGTCGGTGGTCTCCGGTGTGTGGACGAACGCGGGCGGTGTCGTCGCCGGCAACGTGCGCACGGTGTCGCTCAAGGGTTCCAACCCGCTCAAGGTTGACCGGTGGGGCCTCGGCTCCGCGATCAAGTCGGAGCAGCTCGAGAACAACTGGCGCGACTACAGCGCCGATGTCGAGATCGAGTACGCGAGCCGGTACTACTACGACGTGTATGCGGCTGACGCGGCCCTGGCCTTGCAGCTTTCCTTCACGGCGCCCGGTGGCAACGTGCTCTCGTTCTACGTCCCGGTGTCGTTCCAGGAAGACATCGGCCTGCAGGTGTCCGGCCCGGACATCCTCATCCAGAAGCTCGCTTTCACGGTCCTCGATGACGGTGTGAACGGTGCGTTGCAGGCGGTGCTGACCTCCACGGATGTGAGCCTGTAATGCCCGTAGCGATCACTGCGCGCGTCGATCTGGCGAAGGTATCGGACGAGATCAAGGCGACGGAAAAGAAATTCGTAGCGGCGGCTCGGAAGCGAATCCGAACCGCCATCAACGAGTCCGGCGCGGACCTGGTGTCGGCGATGCGGGGCAGGGCCTCATGGTCCTCCCGCATCCCCGGCGCGGTCAAGCTGTCAGTTCGCTTCGGCGCCAAGGCTTCATCCGTGCGCATCGAGGTCGATCACAACAAGGCCCCGCACGCACGCGCTTTGGAGCTTGGCAACTCGACCACGTTTGACGAGTCGGTGATCAACAAGCACGGCGGATTCAAGATCGTGAACGGCAAGAAGGTCGCCGTAAACAAGGAAATCTACAAGAACATGCGCCGGGTCAACATGGGCGTCGGGCGCGCGCTCAAGCACCCGGTGTGGGGCAAGGGCGACCGGTCGAACGGGTGGTCGAGCATGGCTCTCCGCCCGTTCTTTTTCCCCGCAGTCGAGGCGCGCCAATCTGCTATCACCAACCGCTTCGAGGCTGTAGTCGATGAAGTCGCCCGCGATTCGGGCTTCCAATAATGAAGGGTTTTTAAATGGCATCCAACGGCATCCACCACGTGTGGCTGGGCGACGAGGATTTGGGCATTTTCGATGAGTACAAGATCAGCCTGAGTGACGGGTATCTGATCAAGGGCGCGTCGGGCCTGAACGTCAAGCCGTTCCTCGAGGGCATCGCGGATCTGGATCCGCTTTCCTGGCAGACGCTCGTGTGGTGGCTGCGCCGCAAGCAGGGCAAGGACATGCGCCGCGAGTCCATCGAGTTCAACTTCACCGATCTTCGGATGGAGGACGAGGTAGACGCGGACCCTACTCCGGTCCCGACTGGGACAAGCGGTGCAGGTATCTCGGAGTCCTCGCCAACCTCTGCCACCTAACCCCCGCCGAGGTTGACGCGCTGACCCTTCACGACTTCGAACTGCTCGTCCAGTACTGCGACAACGAAATTGAAGCGATGAACAAACAGAACGAGGGATAACCCGATGGCGCTCGCTAAGAACCTTTCATTCATCCTGCTCGGCGAGGATAAGTCTGCCTCGAAGATCATGATGACGGCGGCGGAAAAGGCCGAGAAGGCCACGGGCCGGATCGGTGGGGCGTTCGGCAAGATCGGCGGGCTCATCGGCGGCGAGTTCGGCGAGGTGCTCAACAAGGCCGGCGAGGGGCTCGCGCAGGTTGGTGAGCACGGCGGCAAGCTCGGCGCGAGCATGGCTATCGGTGGTGCTGCGGTCACAGGCCTCGGCGTTGCAATGCAACAGATGGGTTCCGCAAATAAGCTGGCCACCGATCAGTTGAATGTTGCGATCAAGAACACGGGTCACCCGCTCGGTGAGTTCAAGGATCAGATCGAGGAAGTCATTGGCGCCCAGCAGAACCTCGGGCATTCAGACGATGACACGCAGGAGGCTCTGCGGAAGCTGACGCAGGCAACGAACGACCCGAAGAAGGCACTGTCTGAAATGGGGTTGGTTGCGAACCTTGCGGCGGCGCGGCATATTTCCTTGTCGGATGCGTCGAGCCTGGTGGCGAAGGTGCTTAGCGGTAAGGGTGCGCGGACGCTCACCGAGTACGGCATTACCATGCAGAAGTCTGGGGCGAGCGCTAAGGAGTTGGCCACCGCTCAGGCTGGCGTGCAGAAGGCTGGTGAGAAGCTGGGTTCCGCGCAGCAGCATTTGACGGAGCTCGAGGCGGTCCAGCACTCGAAGAAAAAGCTGACGATCGCGGATCAGTTCGCTTTGCAGAAAGCGCAGGAGGCCGTCAAGAAAGCGACGGGTGATCTTGCCAGCGCGCAGACGAACGCGACGAAGGTTCAGGAGGCATCTAAGCACGCCTCGAACGGGTCAAAGGATGCCCTAGACCAGTTGGGCAAGAAGCTTGACGGTCAGGGCAAAGCAGCAGTAAACAACTTTGCCGGTCAGGTCAACGTCATGAAGACGAAGATGGGCGACTGGGCGGCGGACATGGCCAACAAGGTTGGCCCCGGTTTGACCGCCATCGGCCCCGTGATCGGCATCGCGGGCACGGCGCTCGAGCTGATGAAGGCTCGGCAGATGGCTGCCACGGTGGCGACCATCGCGGGCACTGAGGCGACGACGACGATGGGTGTCGGCGCGAAGATCGCGGCGGCCGGGCAGTGGCTGCTCAACGCAGCGATGTCGGCTAACCCGATCGGGCTGGTCATCATCGCGGTTATCGCGCTCGTCGCCGGGTTCGTCCTGCTGTGGAACTTCTGCAAGCCGTTCCGCAACTTCATGACCGGCATGTTCAAGATCATCGGCCAGGCGATCTCAAACGTGGTCGCCTGGGTCGTGCACAACTGGCCGCTGCTGCTCGCAATCCTGACGGGTCCGATCGGTCTCGCGGTGCTGTTCATCGTGACGCACGCCAAGCAAATCGGCGCAGTGTTCGGCGCAGTGTTCGGCGCGATCGGCGGCGTGGTCCGGGGCGCGTTCAATGGCGTGGTCGGGTTCGTGCGCGGCTACATAAACACGATCATCGACATCGTGAACGGTGCGATCGGCAACATCAACGGCATCGGCTCCGCGGTGAAGACTATGACCGGTGGCGCGATTGATGTTCACGTAGGCAGGATTCCGCACCTCGCCTCGGGTGGCGTTGCCATGAAGCCCACGGTGGCGCTGATCGGTGAGGCTGGCCCCGAGGCCATCGTGCCCCTGTCCAAGGGGCACGGCATCTCCACGGGTGGCGGCGGCGGGGTCACAGTGCACATCAATCTCTCCGGCACCTACGCCGGCGACAAGACGGCACTCGCGAAGACCATCGTGACGGCCATCACGGCAGCCGCGAAGCAGGGGGCGATCCCCCGCAACGCATTCTCGACAGCGCTGACCGGCGTCTAACCCGGTCGACGCACAACTGAATCGGAGTCGTGAATGCTGTATCCCAGTAGCGCCTTGTACCCCGGCCCCTTCACGTTCCCGAGCGCGTCTTACCTTCCCGGTGGGCGCATCACCCCACTGCAGGTCGCGATGGGCTGCGGCGTCGGTGGGGCGATGGTGGACGTGTCTGCGTTCGTTTCCTTCGGGGATGGGATCAGCCGGTCGTGGGGGCGTCAAGATGAGTTCCGGGACACGGAGCCCGGCATGTTCTCGTTCACCCTGTTCAACCAGGATGGGCGCTTCACGCCGGGCAACGCATCCTCGCCGCTGGCCACCACGGTCATTGAGGGCATGCCTGTCTGCTGGAACGCAGGCGGTCGCCTGGTGTCGGGCGCGGTCCTGTCGGCCGAGCTCGGCTCTGACGAATCCACCTGGGGCCAGATCGTCATCACCTGCGACGACATGCTCGGCAACGCGGCGCGCGCACAGTTGACGAAGCTGGCTGAGTCGATGGTGCTCGGGTCGGGCGCTTACGCATACTGGCCGTTCAACGAGGCGGCTGGCGCGGCGTTCGCTGCGGAAACTTCCGGCAACGGCCAGCCCGGGATGCACCCGCAGTCCGGCACGGACGTGGCGACTTTCGGCTCGCTCGCTCTCGCGCAGACGGGCGAAACGCAGGCGGCGTTCCCCTCATCGTCCACGTACAACGTGTTCAATGCGGGGTCGTTCGGTGGGATCTCGTTCAACCAGATAGCCTACGCGCCGGACTCGATCGGCTGCTGGGGGTTCTGGTTCACGCCGACGAACTCAGACCCTGGGTTCCAGCTCCAGCTCACGCTGATGGGGCTCACTGGTGTGATCTCGATTCAGTGCTACAGCGTGTCGGGCGGGATGACCACCACGCTTGGCACGGCAACGGGCCCGCACACGGCCGCGCTGACCCTCGGGGAGGCGCGCTACTTTTCCATGGTTCTCACGACCACCGGAACGACGACCGTCACCGCCGAACTGTTCATGGATGGGGTATCGCAGGGAACCGGAACCTACGGGCAATCCACGGCGATTGGCTACCTCGGCAACGACGGGCGCACGCCCAACGTGGTGGCTGTTCAGGCGGGCGACGTGCCCACGGTCACTGGGTTCCGCATCTCTCACCT